ATCTGCTGCTGACGCCTGATGTCAGCAGTCGAAAGGCCAATGATTCCTTGATAGAGAGAAGAAATATCTTCCCTGCCACCAAGACCCAAAGCAGAAGCAGCAGCTTTTTGCGCTTGGAAAAGAGTATCCCAGCGCTTGGCCTGCTCTTGCGCTTCTCGGCCAAGTCCATTAAGAGAAGCCTTCAAATCAGCAACTTTCTGGCCAAGCTGCACATAAGCCTTGCCGCCCATCGCGGCCTGCTCCCTTAGCCCCTCAAAAGCCTTGATCTGCCCTTTTATTGTCGCTTCACTATCACCAGCCTCTTGAGCAAACTTGGCTACATCTTTCGTAGCCTGAATAATATCGACATCTGAAAGCTTTATCTGCTTGGATAAATCGCGAAATGATCTATTCAGCGCCGCAAGCTTTTCACCGCCCTTGATGCCAAGCTCGATAGCAATAGGCTGAACAGTTTTAGCCATCTTTCTTGTTCAGTTCTGCGAGCGCGGTTGCTTCCATCACCTGGATGTCCTCTAGCAAGCCGCGTGGATTATCTACATCATAAAGGGACATCAGGCCACCGGCACCAAGCAGCACTTCGTACTTCAAGCCGACATAACCTCCCATCGTGACGTTCCATTGCGTTTGCATACGCAGGAACATCATCAATGATTCCCAGTTTTCTTCCCATACTTCAAAATGCTCCTCCTCTGGAGCAGCCTGACGCTGCGGCTTCAAACCAAATGCAGCAGCGTCATCAGCGCTTTTATCCTCTACCTTTTTGCCGCCCTTCGCCCAATACTCGACGGCAGATTTCAGTTTCCCAGACGAGCGCCTTCAAAAGTTTCTGTATAAGCTTTCAGCACGCCGCGAATCCAGTAAGGATCATCAGCGAACTCTTTCATGGTTGCCTGTGAAAACGGCACAGCTTTGCCGTCCTCATCCTCAATGCCTTCCCAGCCAGTCAACACGGCTTTCAACAACTCAAGGTCTCCCTTGTCCGCAAGCTTTTGAAACTCAGAGCGAGGAACACGCTTGAAGATAGCATCAAACTTAGATTCTTCAAACACACCGCCATCTGTAGGCTCTTCGACAGTTACAGGCCATTTAAAAGTCTTGACCTTTTTGCGAATAAAAGCCATGAAACGGAATACACTCCAGCAAACTATACAGCAATAAAAAAAGGGCTGCAATGCAGCCCTTCGCCCCCACTCGCCTTGGGTCAAGTATAGATCAAACTGAACTCGTCGTTGCCTGCAGTGGAAGGAATTGCAGTAAACGGCAGGTTCAGCATCGCAATGCCATCTTGGTCGCTGTAGGAGAGATCTCCAACGTCAATGCCCGTCGAAGCAAAGTCAACAATGTTGCCAGCGGTGGTTCCATGCTGGAAGGTCAGGTTGCCCAAGGCTTCATCGGTCAATGCAGCAGCAAAGTAGTCCTTCTGCGCAATCGTCGGCATTTGAATCACTGCAGTGCCGGTGGTAGAACGGTCAGTGATCAGCACCTCCTTGGTGCAGCCAATCAACTCGCGATACACAATCGTGTTGCCCAGGTCCATGTTCACAGACTGCAAGCAGCCGGAGTAGGACAGAAGCGAGAAGGTATCGGTGTTGCCTTCCTTGAAGATCAGAGGAGTGGCCTGATTTGAATAAGTCGCTGTAGGCAGCGCTGAATCGTCAGGAGCGTTGTAAATGCCGGTGAAGGTGAAATCAATCGTTGGGATTTCGCCAACGGACGTGGTAAGAGTAAACGTCCCACGAGCGCCAGTCACCTTATGGCGCACACCATCAATGTTGTAGTGGATGGTGACAGAATCGAAGTTAGTGCTAACAGGCGCGTAAGTAACGCTAGTAGCGGCAACGACGGTTTCGCTCAAACCGCAAGCCTTAAGAGCCTTGCCATACTGAGGAGCAGTACCAGCAGTGCCAGAGCCTGCAAGCTCAACACTGAAAGTACACTCAACGCGAGTGTTGGCGAGAAGAATCTCAGATGCACCCAAATAAGGGCGAATCAGATCACGAGAGACCGTATCACTCTGCTGAGGAGTAATATTCAGATCCCTCACTAGGACCGCTTCCGTCCCCGTCGGAGTCGGATCCGTCCCATAAGTCGCCTCCTCCTCGATCAGGATTAGGCGTTTGCGAAGAAGAAGTGCCATCGTTTTCTTGGGGTTCGGCGGGAAGTGTGCGCTTGATCAGAGTGCGAATTCCGGTTTCTGGATCGAGAAGATACGACCCACCTTGACCGCTGTACTCGTCTTTCATGGTAGAACCTGCCTTTGCTTAATCTTAGTCAGTGGTTAAGTCAGCAACCGTGGTGCGATATTTAACATCGTATTCGTTAGAAAAGACTCCAGCTGGTTGATCTGCGTCTAGAAATTCAAACGTTGTCAGCACAGGCTGCACATCAATTGCATAACCGCCCAGAGTTAGATCAGACATGATCTTTGAGTGCATCGATTCGATGATTGGATCTGCCTCTGTGTAAGCGTTCACAGAACGAACCACTACTACGACGCGAACACGCATCGTCCAATCGAGCTTTGGCAGGGACGTAATCTGCTGCGATGTATCGTTTACGGGTTCGATTACAATCATTGGGCTCTCGGACCTGGCAGCCGCAGTGACACGCGACCGATAAACCCTCCCACTAACACCAGCCGTACTAGCGAGCGTCGAGGCGATCTGTGCCAGGATTTGTTCGCGTTTAGTGGCCATTAGTCTTTCATCAGCATGATCTCACAAAACGCACCATCATCAATCAATGCCGCGCTTCTTACGGTGTAGTTTACGCCGTTTACTGTAATTGCATCACTGTGAAGTAAGTTACCGAATTTTGAAGACTCACAAGTAAGCTTGTAGTCAGTAGTAAGCACAACACCATCAGCAATGATCTCTGAAGGCATATCTAGAATGCCTAACCCTGAGATCGCACCAGCAGTAACCGGCACGGCGAAGTCATCGCTGTCTAGGAATACGCTTAGATCTTCGGTGAATGCCATAGTGGGTTAGGGATTAGCGGTGATGGTCCAGCCTTCTACGTTCTACCGTACCGTCGCCCCATTCCACTTCATAGTCCACCGTACCAGTGGACCGAAGGTTAAACGTACCACCAGCACTTGTGATGCCATAAGTGATTTGTGCTTCACCGGGAGAGTTACGTTGGTCGTTTACAGTTGTCCAGCTCATCGCATCACCTCCTTACGCATCTGAGACATAGTACGAATTGGGCGGCAGAGCATTAGCAACCCAATTGGTGTGGACGCAATTACTACCGCAGGCGTCGTAGTGGCAGTGACTAAAGGGTCGTGGTTTGTGTAGGTCATAGTTCTATACGGCGGAAGGCGCGGACTGTCAAAGCTGTAGTCTTTGCGAAATCGTTTACAATGTTGCCAGTGTTAAAGTTAATTCCCCAGGCAGTGGTAGCGTTTGTCTCAGTTGACATAAAGAGAGATGCAACTGCAAAAAATTGCGTACTGCCAGACACAAAATCAGCAACATATGTTTGAGTCGGGTAATTGGTTGTCCAGTTATCAGGGCGCTGAGGGACGGCGTAAAGGTTCGCGCCTTTGTTTGCGATATTTAGCGCAGTGCTTGGTTTTAGGTTAAAATAAGCAATGTTTAGTTCATCTCTGCTAGGTAAATACCAATCAGTAAATCCACCAATAGTTAATTCGGTACAAAACTTGGCAGCGGGGTGATCGTTAATTCCAGCCGCAACCATTGCTGCAGTATTTACGACGCCATCGTAAACACTTGATGTCCCCGATGTCTGGGTGTTTGATGTTTTCCATTGGAGTAAACCGGCTTCTCCTGTTGCCTTCGGCGCCACAATCAACGCATGGGTGGCATTGCCGTCAGCAGTGTGGCTAATGTATCCAGCGAAGTAACCACCACCAAATGATTCACCGATAACGGCAGGGTATTGTTGCGTCCCAGTAATAATCCAGCTCATGATGTGATCTCCTGTAGGGTGGCGTCGGGTAGGCGGTAGGGGTAGTAGGTTAGGCGGGCGATGGTTCCACTTGTGTGACTAGCTGCAGAAGGATAAGAAAACAACTGGATAGAAGTAGTTGTAGTAGCATCAAACCCAGCAAAATTCCCAGGGTCTGTAGATGTGTTGGGTGTACCGCCATCGACCACTAATGTGTCTTGCTGAGAACTTACTTCATATCCAGTAGCTGCTTTTTGTATATTAAACACAGAAGGAACAGTCACAGAAGCGCCTACAACATTTCCAAAAGAACGAACAATTGTATCTGTTGCTAAATACATAGGTGTAGTCCCTGTATTTGTCCCCACTATCCTTCCTGCTCCAGTCCTTCCGTAAGCAGTAAAATTTGCAAAAAATGTCCCTTCACTCTGGTTATACCACCTACTAAAATTACTCCCAGTAATACTTGC